TATGGTAATGAAATTTAAATGTGGATGGATACCAAATGAAGATGTACAATGGACTACCTGGAGGTCAAAAAATGCAGTTTAAAATTTCTTCTACGGAAGAATCTACAAATATTAAGGGAATGACAGTTTTTAACACCGAAAAAGTAGATACCAAAAAGCAACCTATGTTTTTTGGAAAACCTCTTGGAATTCAGAGATACGATTCATACAAGTACCCAATTTTTGATAAACTAACTACTCAGCAACTTGGATACTTCTGGAGGCCCGAAGAGGTCTCCCTCCAGAAGGATCGTGGGGATTATCAAACACTTCGTCCAGAACAAAAGCATATCTATACTTCTAATCTAAAGTATCAGATCATGCTTGACTCTGTTCAGGGTCGTGGTCCTGGTATGGCATTTATTCCATATTGCTCACTTCCTGAATTGGAAGCATGTATGGAAGTATGGGGATTTATGGAGATGATCCATAGTCGCTCATACACATATATTATCAAAAACATTTATTCCGATCCTTCTGAGGTCTTTGATACAATCATTGGTGATGAACGCATTCTGGAACGTGCCAAGAGCGTTACAGAGTCATATGATGACTTCATTCAATCTGCACAACAGTATGGTGTATCCGATGCTTGGATGCATAATCTTGAAGGAGTTTCATACGCAAAGGAAACAATCAACGATGTTAAACGAAAACTGTACAGAGCAGTCGCCAACGTTAATATTCTTGAAGGTATTCGCTTCTACGTTAGTTTTGCTTGTAGTTTCGCCTTTGGTGAACTTAAGCTTATGGAAGGATCCGCTAAAATCATCTCTCTTATTGCAAGAGACGAAAATCAACACTTAGCACTTACTCAGAATATTCTGAATAAGTGGAGAGAGGGTGATGATCCAGAAATGCAAAAGATTATGAAGGAAGAAGAAGAGTGGACTTATAAAATGTTTGATCGTGCCGTAAATGAAGAAAAGAAATGGGCAGATTATCTGTTCAAAGATGGCAGCATGATTGGACTGAATGATAAACTTCTTCAGCAATACGTTGAATGGGTGGCAAATAGAAGACTTAAAGCAATTGGACTAAAACCCCAATATGATATTTCAGCAAACAATAATCCACTTCCTTGGACTCAGCACTGGATCTCTTCTAAAGGTCTCCAGGTGGCACCACAACAAACACAAGTACAATCTTATGTGGTTGGTGGTATTAAACAAGATGTCAAAAAGGATACGTTTAGTGGTTTTAAACTTTAATTGACTTTAAGACTGAAATAGTGTATTATATAAATAATAATAGATAAGTTCAGTCTTAAAATGAATAACTATATTCTTTATTATTACTTAAGGGAGGACTTTAGTTCTCCCTTTTATGTTGGTTATGGAAGACCAAGAAGAATTAATTCCAGACACTCCAGGAGAAATGGTGCTGAAATTTTGCCACCAAGAGAAAGAAGGTGGATTGTAAAATCTGGATTGACCAAAGAAGAAGCAATAGAACTTGAGATAAAACATATATCACTCTGGAAAAGAGAGTGTGATGGTGGAGTTTTACTCAACCAGAATTTAGGTGGAGAAGGAAAACCTGGAGGACAAAAAACTAAAGGATTTAGTGGAAGAAAACATAGTGAGGAAGCAAAGAAAAGAATAAGTGAAAAGGTTGCTGGTAAGAATAATCCAAGATATGGTGTTAAATTATCCCAAGAGACAAGAAATAAGATAAGTCAAAACAGAGCACCAAAGTTTGGTAAAGATAATCCAAACTCTAAAACTTGGAAGATTATTTCTCCAGAAAATAAAGAGTACATTATTACTGGAGCATTAAAAGAGTTTTGTAAGTCTCAAAATATTTCATATGCTACTATGAGTGCCGCAATTAAGTATGATAGAAGAGGTCCAAGAAAAAATGGATGGAGTATTGAGAAAGTTTAGAATATCCTTACCAGAAGATGAGTGTGTAGTAAAACTACAAGAGTATTGTAAGTTCTCAAGCACTCTGTTAAAAATTCCGGTAGTATCTAAACCATTATGTGCCGATGCAAACTGCCACAATAATGTAAATCACTATGTGAATACTTATGGTGGAGAAAAAATAAGTGGTTATTATTTAATCACAGATGTTGATGATGAAACTTATGGATGTGCGATATATCATAGTATTTGGAGGAATACTTATGGAGACATAATAGACATAACGCCATTTGATGATGGAAGAGAATATAATATGTTCTCTGTATTGGATGCTACAGATTATTATTCTGGTATTTCTTATGATGGAAAGGTTTATAAAATATTAGAACCAGGAATTAATATAATCTAATGTTACCAAAAATACTTTCTCAAGATTCAAATTATGATGAATGGTGCGAACAGGAAATCCTGAACGCATATAGGGAAGCAGCAGAGTGTGATGAGTTTATGTTTGGAGACTATGACTATTGTAAAGAATGGTTAGGTGCAAATAACTAATCACACATAGATAGAGGAGGTCACACTCCTCTTTTTTTATGCCTAAAAATCAACTGAATAAAGACGAATTGAAAATTCGTGTTTTGAAACTAAAAGATAAACTTCATAAAGATCACATTAGACCTGAAATGGATATGAAAGGACTTGCCCATAAATATCTGAATGAAGTTCTTGACATAATAGATGAATACAGATATTGACTATGAAAATCCTTGGATTTATAATGGAGTGCCTTTTACTTCCTCTAATATTCAAGATAATTTTGGTTTTGTTTATCTTATCCAGAATAATCTTAATGGCAAAAAATATATTGGAAGAAAATATCTTTGGCAGTTCCGTACTCCAAAGGGTAAAAAAAGAAAAGTAAAATCTGAATCTGATTGGAAAAACTATTATGGGTCTTGTCCGGAACTTAAAGAAGACATTGACAAATTGGGCAGAGAAAATTTTAGTCGAACTATCTTATCATTACATAAAACAAAGGGCAAAACAAACTTTGAGGAGACCCGACAACTCTTCCTCAACAATGTCCTCACCGAGTCCCTTGACAGTGGAGGACCAGCGTTCTACAATAGCAACATCCTCAACAGGTACTTCCGAAAGGACTATTATGAACGCAACGACTGAAGACATTGTTGCTCACGTTAGGTCATGGTCTCTTGACCGTGCTGCTGATATGAGTGTTGATAAAGAGGATGCTCGTGCTATTCTTGCTGAGTTTTATGAATGGATTGAACCGGAAAGTGATGAACTTGAGATTGTTTCTCTAGAACCGGAAGGTTGACAAATCCTAAATATTAACTTATTATGTAAAAACTCCCTGTTATGAGCAGGGTTTTTTGTTATGAGACTTTGATTTCGATTTAGAGCCGTGGAAAGTGCCCTTTGAGAAAAGGGTGTACCCCCTTTCTATACGGATGTAGAATTCAATTAATTTTAATGCTTTTTAAAACACTTTCAATTATTGCTATTGCCACTGTAGGACTAGCACCCCTTCAAGCAAAGGCAGCGAGCGGATGTTCCCTCGCATCACATTATGGAATTGGTGATGGATATCACGGGCAGACAACTGCTAATGGCGAAAGATACAATGCTTATGGTAAATCAGTAGCACATAAAACACTTCCTTTTGGAACTAGATTGCGTGTAACCAATCAATCAAATGGTAAGTCGGTAATTGTGCGTGTAAATGATCGCGGTCCTTATATCGCGGGTAGAGACCTTGACTTGTCTTACGGTGCATTCTCTACTATTGCTTCACCCGGTCAAGGTGTTGCTAGGATTTGTTACTCGCGTGTATGACGATCTGAAAAATTGAATAATAAATAGAGGAGAGCGGTTGCTACTCCTCTTTTTTTATGTTTAATTTTAATTTCGGAAAGAAGAGACCTGACAAGAAGCAGATCGTCCTTATAAGCGTCGTATTGGGTGTCATGGTAGCAACTCTCTCCCAATGCACTGGAGCGCCCCAGGAGCGCCTCTGGGACCTCCTAGACGAGGCACAGAGGGTTCTGTTCCCAGGCACCATAATCAACGATGTGCTGCTGCAGGACCCTGCTGTGGTGGGTAGGAGAGTTCATAGAGATGTGGATAGAGCGATTGCAGAATATGAACGCTTGACAAGAGACTCAAATCCACCTAGAGTACCTTTGCCGCGGTTGATAGAGAAGACTCTAGATACTTCTAAGTGTTATACTGAAGAGTGTAAGAAACTTGGAGGAGAAATGAGACTCTGTTAACCTTGGATGGATGGATGCTTAGACAGTTCTACAACTGACCTAAGTAAGTAGACAAAGATTCTGAATCAGTGTATTATTAAAAGGTGGTTGAGAGATCACTTGACAATCAAATCTAAGTCTGGTATGATTGTTTCATGAGCAACAGGGGTCCAAACCTTGTGTAAGTCTCTCCCCTCCTATGCCTCTCAACGATGCACAAACCTGGAGGTCTCTTGGGCAAGTAGCATAATGGATAATGCAGCATCCTTCTAAGATGTCGATTGGGGGTTCGAGTCCCTCCTTGCCTGTTGGAGTTTATCTCCATATATAAAAGTGATAGAGGGTAAGCCTCTGTTATATCCTTATGAGGTATATTACGCTTACTCCATCTAGTCGATGTGGCGGAATTGGTAGACGCGCTGGGTTTAGGTTCCAGTAGATTAATCTGTGAAGGTTCAAGTCCTTTCATCGACACTTGACAATCAAACTAAAATAGTTTATGATTGTCTTATAAGCGGAGTTAGTTCAGCGGTAGAACGCTATCCTTCCAAGTTAGATGTCGTCGGTTCGATTCCGATACTCCGCTCTGAACCTTAAGGTTCTTATTCCCATCGACCGAGCAAGCGAACGGGCCTGACTGTTAATCAGAGATTGGTAGGGGCAGTACCTACGATGGGAGTTCTAACCTCTAAAATATTATAAATAATAATGTAGTTGGAGGTTAGAGTGTCTAGTAAAGCAGTTGTTCAGTTTCGTCAAAGAAGAAAAAGATGGGCAGTTGAAGCATTTGGTGGCAAGTGTGGTATTTGTGGTTATGATAAATGTGTTGAAGCATTGGAGTTTCATCACATAGATCCTAACCAAAAAGATTTCACTCCATCAGCATCTGTAGCAAACAGACAAGTATTTGTTGAAGAACTTAGAAAGTGTGTTTGTTTATGCTCAAATTGCCATCGTGAAGTACATTCTGGTGTTTCTAAAATTCCAGATAATGTGCTAAAATTTGATGAAAGTTTTTCTGACAAACCTTTACCAGAAAAACCAAAACACCCTTGTAAAGAGTGTGGGAAACTAACAACTATAACTCAAATATTTTGTTCAGTAAAATGTTCTCGTAAAAGTAGAGAAGTTGCTGAATGGCCTAGCAATCAAGAACTACAAAAACTGGTTCTTGAAAATGGTTATTCCGCTACTGGTAGAATGTTTGGAGTTAGTGATAATGCTGTTAGAAAAAGATTAAATAAAAGTGGTTCTGGGTGGAACTCCCAGTAGTTCCTTTAGGGACTGTCCTTTGTAGGTTCGATACCTACATCTTCCTTATGGGAGATAAGAACGGCTATTGGAGACCACTCTAAATCCTAAGTTCGCTTAGGTCGGGGACTTGATCACCCTCGCTCGTAGGTGCCAAAACCTCTCCTCAGTCCTAGTATTCTGTGTCTGAGTGAATGTCAAGAGTGGAGACATAGGTAAAGTCTCCAACACCTACCACATCCTCTGGTAGTCTATTGGTAAGGACAGGGTGACAATCCACATAGAAACTGGGTTCGATTCCCAGACAGAGGAAACGGGAGATTGGCGCAGCGGTAGCGCAGCTGCTTTACACGCAGACGGTCATTGGTTCGAATCCGATATTTCCCACTTGATAAATACTTACAAAAAGAGTATAATGGAAAAACTGTATAAATTACTCAGTGATGCTCAGTCGTCACTTTTTGTATTATTCCATAAAACTTGGGCATTTCATTGGAATGTTGTTGGAGAAGATTTCACTCAACTTCATCAACTCTTTGGTGGTCAGTATGAGACTATGTTTGAAGAGATTGATCGTCTCTCAGAACACATGCGTTATTTGAACGTAAAACCTCTCAGTTCTCTCTCCAGGATGCTTGAGGTAACTCAGATTAAAGAAGCAGCAAGTTCAACTGGAGCAAAAGAAATGCTTCAAGAACTTCTAGATAATAATACCAAGTTTTGTGAATTGATGATAGAGATTTCAGAGGAGTCTGAAAATCAAAAGTCATATGCAACTGCTAACTTAGTTCAGGACCTAATGGAATCTCATGGTAAATTTGTTTGGATGTTAAGATCTCACTTACAATGAATAGGATGAAGAATAATGATTTCAATAAGATGCAAAGATTGCAATAAAGAATTAACAGGACACCCATCAAAAACAGTTACTTGTGGGTGCCCTAATATGGCAACAATTCGTGGAGATAAGATTTCAGCACTTGACTTATCTCGTATTGTTATGCTAAACTCTTTAAAAGAAAATTCAAAAACAAACGTGTTAACCTCTCAAGATATTGCTTGGCAGGAATCACGTAGACAACGTAAAGTTCGTCGTTTGGATTTTGAGATTCGCTAAATCTCCTACTGGAAGCGTGGCCGAGTGGTTTATGGCAGTTGTCTTGAAAACAACCAACGTTAATAGCGTTCGTGGGTTCAAATCCTACCGCTTCCGTTTTAAGTTAAGTTACAAATTTAACAATTTTTTCAGCAGTGTTAAGATATCAACACAAAAAGTTGACTGTGAAATACCTGTGATTATTATATAGTAGTATCACGTGGACGAACCGATGGATCAACACACCTACGATAATTGGGTGAAGATCAAAGCAACTTTTGAATCTTCTGGGAACACAGATAATATGTTCTACAAAAGAGCAGTTGAAATCGTAAAAACCCGAAGAGACCCTCTTGCAAAATTTCTTGGCGATGAAAAATGATGCACGAACAAGAAGAATTCATTACACGTTCTGAAGTTCAGGAGATGATTGATGCAGCAATACGACGACACAACCGTAATGCTTCTATCATTAGTATGTGCGTCGGTTGGGTGGTTCTTGCTTTATTTGCTGAGGGACTTTTAAGATTAGTTGGGGTTATTCCACCTTTACTTCCATTTCTCAAGATTACTTTGAACTAATGGCAACAATTACAGAAGAAGATTTACAAAAATTAAATCAAAGAGTTCTCCAGCAGAAAATGAATGAACTCTTTGAAGAACCATCTACTTACGAGGATGAAGAAGATGATTAGAACAATAATATCAGCAATTCTTCTTTTTTCCTCCATTGGTCTTTTTATACATTGGGGACTTACACACGCATATCCAGAGGTTTTATGAAAGTAGGATTAATCGGTTTGGGAAGAATGGGCGAAGGTATGTCTCGCCGTATGATGAAAGCAGGTATAGAAGTTTGGGGGTATAGAAGGAATTATGAAAAAGCAAACGAAGCATTTGAAAAAGGATTTGTTAATGG